GAACACATTTCCACCGCCCTGCGCTTCCTGATGGATTTCGTCAAATACGCCCATTATTGGACCTTCCAGCCGTTATCTTCTGCTAGCTTCTGGGCTTTCTTGGGGTCACCGCCAGCCGCTTTATAAAACTCCTGTGCTGTCGCTTTGTCGATTGTTTTCCCGTTTCCCTTGGGCAATGTACCGGTTTCCATCTCGTGTAGCTTCGCCCGCGTCTCGCTGTCCACCTTGACGATTTCCGCTTTCGATCCGGCACTGTTGATCCTGTCTAGCGCGTCGTTAACGATGGCCCGCTTTTGCTCCACTCTCGCCTTCACGTCATCGAGTATTTGCGTGAGTTGCCGCTTCTGCTCACCCGTAAGTTTCCCTTTGCCCGTGAAGGAATTAAAGAATCCTTGAATGTCGCCAACGACTCCCCGCGCATTGGCGATGCTGTTTAATTCCGGCTGGGTCATTCGCAGGCCAGAGCCCACTCCGCCGACAAGGGCACTCAATACTTTCGGAAGCCCAAGAGCCTGCCCTTCGGCCCCGCTATTTATCATTGCCTTTGCGTCAGCGACCGTTTGCAGTTTGGCGTCAGCGTCAGTCAAGGCTTTCTGATGGGGAGCGCGGTACGTATTGGCCTCTCGATCTAGAAGCCCTTGCGCAGCTATACCCGTATCAGGCTTTGGCGTCTTCAGATTCGCATCAAATTTCTGATAATCCAGGAACGTACCCTTGAAGCCTTCCGCCAGAGCCTTTTTGTAATTTCGGGTATCAGTTGTCTCCGTCGCTGCCGCTTTCTGCTGATCCAGTTGGGCCTGCTGCTCTTTCGTCAAGCCTGTTTCGGGACTAGGCGTCGATGTTAATGCTTTATTTTTTTCCGCGAGAAGCTGCCAAGGGCGCAGCAGAGCTTTCTGTTTCTCCTCCGCTGTCGCTTGATCGATCTGTAGCTGGGTATGCTGATCCGTGAGGGCCTTGCTGGCTAGTTCCGCTTTGGTTTTTGCATCCTGAGTCCCCGCTACCACCTGCTTCTGAAAGGCCGCAAACTCAGGAGAGCCCGGTTTGTATTGGGCCATCTGTTTGGCTGCTTCCGTATGTCCGCGTTGGATGAGGTTTTGAATCACGAGAGGAAACGAACGCTCATCGGTAGCCGATCCGATGATATTTGCAGCATCTTCCGCTTTTGCGGCGTCCAGCTTGTTCTGTTCGATCTGCTGCGTTATTTCGGCCTTCTTTGCCTCACGCTGTGCCGTTTCCTGCTCATGCACTCCCTTGGCGTAAGAGAATGCAGCGGCGGGATTGACGGCGGCGATCTTCGGAAAGATTTCCTCGAGTTTCGGTTGCCGCAACACTGGTTGCCCGTCTGCACCAACTTCTTTGACGGGCTGGAAGGCGCTCTTGATCGCAGTTTGCTCCGCTGCTTTGTTTTTGTATTCCGCCGCCTGGGATTCGGCCAGGGAAAGATCCGCAAGCTTCCGGCGTTCATCTACCGGATCGGGGAGTTCAAACGGCTTCAGTTGTCCAAGAAAAGCAGTGGGACTCATGCTGTCACCGGAGTCTTTTTCTTGAAGATGCTCGACCAATCGATACCGCTAGCGACTTTCCCAAGATTCCCGAGCATTCCAGTCGTCGCATTCGAGGCATTGTAAGTTCCGACCGCGTTCGCCGTACCGGCTCCCGTGATGAGCCCGGCATCCGTTCTGGCGGCATCGGTCAAGATGCGCCCCGAGTCACTGGCGCCCTGATAGTCAAGCCGCGAGGCGTCTTCCGTACCTCCGGTTACCGCGTCGTTGGCTCTCTGGCCTACGCCAGTGAGTCCCATGAGTTGCGCAATACGTTGCTGTTCGGCGGTCTGATTCGTGTTGAACGTAGTCAATTGTCGTCCATAGACCTTATCCGCTTCCTGGGAGGCAGCATCGGAGTTGTAATTTGCAAGCGCCTTCGCGAATCCACCGGAGTACAAATTGCCAGCAGCCCCACCATTTTGCTGCATCGTCTTATTGGCTTCCGCGAGACGGAATTGATAACCGGGGTCCATGCCGAGCGTGGAAGGATCGAACGAAAACTTGTCTACTGGAGCAGATGTTAAGTCAGAAGCTTGTCCAACAGCTTTCGCGCCGGCAGCAGTGTAGGGATCGTTCAACCCGAGTGTGGATAGAATGCGATCACGGCCCGCTCCTGCGGAAACATTGACGCCACTCGCCGCTCCCGTTGCGGCGGAGTCTACACGATCCTGAGCGGCCTTCGCTGCTGCGGCTTGTTGCTCTGCGGCTTTCTTCGCGGCGTTGCGCTGGAGAAATCCGCTAATCAGCGAAGTCCCCGCCCCAATCGCCGGACCGATTAATGCTGTTGGCACGCCACCTCCTTACTGATCCCAACAATCCGTATGTCTAGAAGCTTACCGCCGCGCCGGAAAGCGCCGTGCTCAGTCCCAACCTTCTCAAATCCAGCATTTTTGGCCAACCTCAGCGCGTGCTTGTTGTCGGATGGGATTTCCCCGCAGATTCGCTCCATGCCAATCGTCGCCCAGGCCCACTCGATCACCCCCTTAAACGCCTCCACTCCACGCGGCCACTGCGAAGGGGCGATTGCGAGATGTACGGCATACTTCACGGAAGTCCGCGGCTCGAAGACGAATAGGCCGATTAGCGTGCGCCCGTCGATTGCGAGAACGTACCACACTAGAGGATTGTCCGTAGCGGGCTGGTAGTCCTCGACCAAAACTCCATCTTCTGCTTGCCATTTGAAGACGGAAGGATGCGTCACGATGGAGCGAATAAGGTCGCGGTCTATTGTCCTACCGAAGCGAAGTGACATTTGGTTTATCCTAGCAGGTTCCTCCAGTCAAAATTCCCGCGTCATAAATCAGCGTACAGGTTCCTGTACCCGCCGCATTTCGGATGGTCTTTGTCGTGCTTAATCCCGCATTGCTGTTGGCCGTAATCGCATCGACCCATATGGTCGAAACGTGCTGCGTGGTCGAGCCTACATTGCACGCTCCGACGCAGTGGTAGCTCTTTCCATTTGCTACCGTGATTCCATTGTCTGCGTTGACCTCGTTAGCAAAATGGATGCCTCCAGTCACGGTCAACGACCCAGCAGAATTCGCCAAAGTGACATTTCCAGATCCATTGGTGAATGTCATCGTACCGCTTATAAATTGACTTACGTTATAAAATTCGCTGACCTGGGAAGTCGTGTAACCGATACGATAGGCATTATCCGCGCCTGGAAGCAAATCTCCGGTTTCAAGCACCGACCATCGCAATATTGGCGTCGTGGAGCCCGATACCGTAGTAGTGAAATTGATCTGCGTCGGCGTGCTGCTACCGCTCCAGTTTCCAGACGAAACAATACTAACGTAGCCCTGAGCCCTTTGAAGGGCCGAGCCATCGTACCCGCCCGCCGCGAAGATGCCCAATTTGTTACCGCTCAGAACAGCGCTTGGTGAAGCGAGTGTCCCGCGTGAGCTTGCCGCATAGAATCCAGGAAATACCGTGGTCCCATAGGACTCTGCGGTGAATAGCTCCTTAGACTGCTCGCCATAGATTCGCATTCCCAGGCTCGGGCTACCTGAATCTGTCAGAATCGCCAATCCGTTAGCGATTTGGCTAGGCGTATCCAGTCCAGCGAGCGTGTAGCTGGCATTCTGTGGCGTCAAGATACGAGTGTTCGCCGTCGTTAATCCGCCAAGTTCAAAGCGTAGTAATTTGGTCGGATCAGAATTGTCATACAAGATAGCAGTGGCGTCCGTGAACGGAGATGCTCCCGGGCAGGTCCCGGAGCAATCAATATCCGTCACCCACAATTTTGTCCAACGCTTCGAAGAAGTTCCTAGGGTCTGAGTTGTGGCGTGGACAAGATTGGCTCGGAAGATCCAGTCCGTATTAGCCGGATCAAACTCCTGACGAATCGTCCCGCCTCCATTAAGTGACACGCTTCCGTCATTCTTGCTGGCCCATACCCACGCTACCCCTGTCCCGCCCGTCGTATTTGTTAGCGTCAGCGTCGGGACATTGTTGGTGTCTGTACCGCTAATGACCAAGCCCCCTCCGGTCATACTCAACTGGGCTCCGCTTGGATTGTCTAGGACCACATTGCCGCCGGCATTCGGAAACGTGACTTTTTGACTCCATGTCGAAGCATAAGCACTCCCGGACGCTCCAAGGTTGTAGGTTAGATTGGCGCTCGGAAATACGTTGGCCGTTGTTAGAGTGCTTGCGAAAGTCGCCGTTGATCCCTGGATATCGTTAATCCATGCTGTAGCGAAGTGGAGAGGAGAAGATCCTAGATTCGCCCCGCCCGTAGTGGAGGGTCTTATGTAGGCTCCATACACGACGGTGTTGTTCAGATGCGCGTCGTAAGAATGGGTTGTGTTTCCGAGCTTGTAGGTCGCGTCAAGAAACGGAACCACGTCCTTCGTAACCACCGTACCTGGTGCGCCAGCATCCGTACCGCCGATGACCTTGAAAAACGTAGTTCCGGCGTTAGTCTGCAACTCAAAACTATTGCTAGTGGTCGTTCCGGTGTAATCGCGAACCACGAATCCAGGAGTATCGAGCCGCGTCGATAGAACATAAACGCTTGAATGCGTGGCGATTGGCCCAGGCTGAAGTAGGATATTTCCATCGGATATAGTAGACCCTTGAATCCCCGAAAAACTCCCGTCCGCGGAAGGTCTAAGGGAAAGCCGATTCGTCACCACCTGAGCGCTAGCAAGCAGCGCCAAGATTGCAGCGACAAGTACTATTCTTCGAGTACTGGATAGGCTGTAGGCCACCATAGTAGGTCACTTTTGAGCGTAAAGCTAAATGTCGTCGTCTTTAACGCTTCCGTATTCACATTCACCGAAGTTGTCGGCGCAAAATTTGCGGACCAGGCCGGATAGTTTCCGCCGGTTGCATCCTGAGTAAAAAACACGACAAGTTGCGCTCCCACCGTTGTCGGAGTTACATCTACCGCTTGCGCCGCCGAGAACAGCGTCACTTCTGCTACAATCGCATTCGTGCCGGATACCGCCGAACTGGCCGAAATCGAAGCAACTATCTTATTCAGCGCATCGAGCCAAAAACTAGTCATTTTCCCGCGCAGGGGATTTGGCTCCTTGGTCTGCGGGTCATCCATATAGACCAAGTCCGTATCGTGCGGAAGAAGTAGGCGGTTTGCGGGCATCAGTACCCACTCCCGGGCTGCATATCAATTGCTGCGCCAGCAATTACAACGCGCTTCGCGTCAGAACCGCGAACCCTTGGAACGAAGGAACGGCACGAACTATTGCCGTTACGGTGCCATTCGACCGTCTGCGTGGTCTTTCCAGTGACTCCGGTTGAACGAAAACGCGGTGAGGTAAAGTTTACGCCGTTGTCGTAAGAACACTCGAGCGAGACGCCGGCGCTTTCCGTGCCTACCCCAACTTCACAATCGAGCCGGAAGGTTCCAACTACCATTTCCTGCTCGTCATTGTTCGCGTTCGGGCCGGTGCGCTCCCAGTGAATCGCATTTCCGGCTTCGTCGTAAATTTCCTGTGTCTCGATGTAGACGATACCCGTGGTTCCCGAGAGCCAATAGTGCGAGCCCACGTTCACAGGACAGGTATGGAAGCGCCCTACGGGCTCTACACGCGATGATGGAGGCCCGCTATACCTTTCATGCCACCATCCGGTTGAAAAGTCGTACACGAGCCCCGTATTGTTCGTGGGAAAGTTTAGATGTAGGAAACTGTGACCGCCCCGGACGTAACCATTCGCCACGCAATCGCCATAATTGGGAAGCGTTTCAATCATCGCCTCAATGGCGCTGTTCGAGATGCGAACCGTTCGATATCCATCAAGGGCGTAAACTCGAGGCCCGCCGCGATCGCTCCGAGCGAGAAAGCAGATTTGATCCGAGCCGTTCACCGTAGGAACATAAGCCCAACCGAACTTCGCCGCCATGCCGGTATTCATCGCCGCACCGGGGATACGCTGGAAGGGGAATCCGCTTCCGCCGACATTTCCGAGAGCCTCTGCCGTCTTGCGCCCCATGAGCCACAGACGGTGGTTTGCATCTGGGATGATCTGCAAGATCCGATCCTGTGCTCCGTACCAGATCTGCACATCGAGAATATTCCAGGAAAGCATGTTCCCAATGGCTGAAATATAGACCTTGTTAGTGTTCTTCTCGACCACAAAACAGTATCCGTCGACGAAAGCACCCATCGCTACACCATTGCCGGCGGGAGTGAATCCCGCTGAAGCGGGAGTTAATTGTTCGGTAGCGTTTGATCCCGTCGCCACTCCTCCCGCATCGATGTACAGTTTGTCATTGCTGACGATTCCTAGCAGGCTGACGCCGTCACTGAAGATTTGAACGGGTAGACCATCGGTTCCTACATCGCCGCGCTGTAGCGCCACGCCAGAGGCAGTAGCGACCTCATACCAGCGCGATCCTG